TCGTTACCTTCTGTTTTGATCTGCTCTCTACGGAATGCTTCTTTTGCATCTTCAATTACTCGATCGCGTTCTTCAGTCCATTGTTGAGATGACATGTTAAAGATATTTTCATAAATCCATTGCTCGGAAAACATCATTGATTCTTTTAATGTACTAGCTAAACCAATTTTTGACTCCATTAACTCTACCATTTGTTTCTGATAGATAATACTAGGTGATACTAATTCCAATGAAAAATCAATTAGATCTTCATCTGTAAATCCTTGTGTATATAAATGTATAATCGCAATTTTTGTAAGTTCAGATACAAATATTTTTTGAATACGTTCAATCGTTCTTGCAAATCGAACATCTTCCGCTGCTAATGTGGCTTTACCTTCAACCCCTTCATCATATCCTAAAAATGCTTTTGGAATTTTCAATGCCGCCATCATTTTATTACGTAGATATTCAATGTCTTCAATTTGACCATCATTGGTTAATCCAGGCAATGATTCAATCGAGGTACCTGATTCAGCTCCACGTACTGGCAAATAATAATCTTCCATCATGTTTTCCATGTTGAATTTAAGATTGTATTCACCAGTCTGTTCATTCATATATGGAATTTTTTTCATTTTACTCATGATGTTATTCATATGATTATCAACCTCATGAGGAGGAATATTTCCAACATCAATTTTGAAAATACGTCGTTCAGGTGCACGCATGATACGTTGAATTAACATCGCATCTTCCATTAAAGCTAATTGCTTATAAATTTTACGTGCAGGTTCTATCATTGATTTACCATATGGCAAAAAGTTTGTATCAGATATCAAACGAAAATGCGCTACTTCATAATTTTCATAGTGTTGTGAATTTGGACGAGTTGCATTTGCATATGTCATATTTGTACTTTCTAATACAAATCGATATCCATGTGGATTTTCCGGATCAAATCCTTCTTCACGTCTCACTTCATATGATGATAATGGTTGTACATTAACAATACCAATGTCTTCTTCAATATCTAAATATAAGAAGAAATCTCCATATTTACAGGCGTTACGAATCCATGGCCATAAATTGTAATCAATATTTAAGATATCATAAAAAAGATTACGTAATACTTTTTGAACCTCTGGATTTGCTGATGCAATTGTTAATGTATCACCCTCTGTATTTTTTACTGTACATTCATCTGCATAAATGTCTAATGCCGAAGCTAAAATAGGATCCATATCCATCGCTTCGTAATCCGTAAACAATTCTAATTTTGACTGATGAAAATTATACGTTTGATTGTATGTTGCATAACCACCTTGACCTCTATGCAAACCCGAAAAACGATCGACAAATGCATTGTTTGATAATGCGCCTGATGATTGTAATTTCGATGTATCAAGTACTCGTAGTTGGTTTTTTGCAATACGACGTACAACTACATTAGTCGAAAAGAGTCTACGTAATCGTGTTCGTAATGAAGTATCTGCCATTAGTGTTTCCGTTTATTAATAAATATGTTATAATAACCATTTTAGGTCATCTGGATCTTTGCCAGCTTTCCAATCCCAAGAACCATTATCATTTCTATTATTTGTATAAACACCTTGAGTTTTACCAAAATGTCCTAATGCTTTTCTAGAAAGATCAATGCCTTGTTGATGCAATCGTAATGCCGTATCTCGTATCCATAATGAAATACCAAATGACATTATCAAGTCATCATTATAACCTCGCTGTGCTTCTGCTCGTGAACCGTTCCATATGAAAACATATAGTTCATCTGTTAATCGTTTAGATCTTATGATTGGAGCTTTTTCTCTGAAATATGTTTCAATTTTTGAAATTACTAAAGGACGAGTTTTAGATGTCATTGAGAATCCTGGCACTTTCTGTGCCTTACCTTTGAGATCATAACCTTTAGATAAATGTATGTTTTCATCTATATATGCATCATCGCGATACGAATAATATAAATTAGGATATGCTCTGTCAATTGCAACTTGTATTACAGCCCAACCGATATTAGCATTTTCAATTACTAGCAAAGCATTATTATAATCTGTAGCAACTGATATCAACATGTTACCGTATTCTGTTGTTCCTATCTTACCTCGATATTCAGCAACTTGAGTCATTGATTCAATTTCAATTACATGGAATGCCGAGTAGTCCGCGCCATCGCCTCGCGCAACGTCAGCTATAACGGCATACCCTTTTGAGTAATTTGGATAATCCCATATCCAATAATTTCCATCAAAGCCTCGTTTTTCTTTTGGATCTTCAACATATGTTTGTTCATACCATTGAATGATAGGACCGTCGACGACTGTATGACCAGATGAAATGAAGTCACAATCACATTCTTGAGCAGCTGCCTTTTCACCTAACAATTCTGTTTGCATATCACGCCATGGCTGATCGCGCTCTGGATGTACTGACCAATGCAGTTTGATTGGATAGAACTGACCACCTGCTTCCGCATCAACCCATGTCTTATGAAATAAATTACCGGTACCGTTAGGTGTCGACAACATGATGGCACCACCACCAGTTGCTAATGTTTGTTGAGCCGCTGTCCATATTTCATCAATACGATCAATAAACGCAGCTTCGTCAATTACTAGTAATGACAATGCTTCTGAACGACCGGCATCACCTTTTGATGATACGGCTTTTATCTGTGAACCATTTTTGAATCGTAATGATAATTTATTATCTTCTACTGATTTTCCTTTTAACCAACTTGGTAAATTATCATGCATTACTCGTACTTTGGTTACAAGGTTTTTTGCAACTTCTTGTTTTGTCGCAATTACCAACACATTATAATCTGATTTAAAGAGCATTGCCCATAATGAAAATCCTGCAGTCAATGTTGAAATTCCTAACTGACGTGATTTAAGAATCACACTATATCGGTTATGTTGTAGAGATGTAAGTACTTCTTCTTGAAAAGGATACAAATGAAAAAACATTTTTCCTTTGGTAGGATGTTGTATAACGCAATATTTTTTCATAAAATGTACAGGGTCCATTGCACATTTTTTGTACTCATCTTTGATTATTTCTTTAAGCGACTTCTGCGTCATATACTATAAATATATAGAAAAAATTTTGTAGAAACAAATTATTTAATAGAAATAACTAACAATAATGATCCAATTGTTGTAATCAATCCACTACCTAATCCGATGCACCAATTTTTAAGATTATTTTTACTGGTTTGCAATTTGGTATTTTCGGACTGCAATTCAGTTACACGTGTATCAGCGGTTTTGAATTTTTCTTCATGTATTGCAATTTCAGAATTCAATGAATCAATTTTTTCAATTTGTACCGTATTAATCTTATTTAATTTTACGATCTGTGAATCTTTATATTTAACAATTTCATATACACTATTTAATTCAGTACGTACCGAATCATATCGTAATAAATCTTGCGCGACTTTTTGTGCTGTAGCCATTGGCATACAAACTACAGGTTCTTTATTTACTGTACCTGTTTGTGAAAAAAGTGTCAAGTTCAGTAGCAGAATAGCGACCAGCGCGACGTATGCGGTTTTCATAATCTTTCCTTTGTGTAACTATTACATTTTCTGTTGAATCGATTTTACGATCTAGATCAGTTATATCATTGCGATAACTGATGATAACGCTGTCTAGATATAACTGATGTCGACGATATCTGTTAATCTCATTATCTAAACTATCGATTGTATTCTGATATTGAGTATTAGGTGCAACGATTGTATCCCGTGAAAACAGTAAATATCCAGTTAGTATTGATAATACAATAACTATTGCAATTAATATGTATACTGCTCTATTATTCATGTCTTATACATCTCCCACAATCTCACCAGCGCTAGTTGCTGCTTCAATTGCTGCTTCGACAGTTGCTATCGTCATATCTCCAGTTTTTGCACTATCAGCTGCGATTACATAAAGCTCAGGTACTTTTTCTATGGTTGATGCAACGCCTTTTCCTAATTCTTCATATGCATGTACACCAGACTCAATTGCAACGAATGTCATTATCACTGCATATATGACATTTGCAATTTTTTTAGAATCTTTCCATGCTCGAGCCGGTGAATAAAATGCTGAAAGTTTTTCATTTCCTGATCCAATTTTTATTGCATTCGATCCGGCAATGGCTACATTACCACCGGTTATCATGACGCCGGCAATTATCAATCGAAGCGGTGCTATAAATAAATCATGCAGTTTATGAGATAAATTAAATAGCCATTTTCCAGCTTTAGTATCAAATGATGCATCTTTTATTATATGAAGCATGTGATCACCATAACGCCCGGTCTTAGGTTGGCGAGTCTCGCCTGCAGGATCAAAACGTAATTCGTGATAATCCTTCATTGTATCATCTTTAGTCTGACTTAAAAATGTACGTTTCATCCAATTTGGCCCTTTTTCAGCTTTAGCTAAAGTAGCTTTATTATCTTTTGCGACAAATTCGCCAATGCGTTTATATGCCGCATCAATATATTTAACATCATCTTCAAATGTAACACCTGCTATAACACCTTTTTTCCATTGTATTGGTTTGCCTATAGTCGATGCCAATTCTTTTTTACTAGGTATACCGCCAGTGTTTTGAGCAATTTGGCTAATACGGCTGATAACTCGTGTAACGCCGCGGGTTTCTTTGCTGCCAGTGAATGCACTTGAAATCCAATCGACTAGATATCCAATCAGTTTAAGTATTGTAGGTGCTGATATAATGGCAGTTACTGCAAGACTTTCTGTTAATATGCGATGCGATTCTGTTAATTTACGTGTTGCTTTTGATTGACGATTTTCTTTTTTTACAACGCCCGGATCAAATACAGCGTTAATGTCATCTGGTGCTTTCTCGATCGCTGCAACGTCTATTTTGCTTGGATCGATTTCAAACTTTCCTTTCAATACTTCTTCTGATGCTTTTGCAATGAGATCGGCAATCTGCGAATCAGACATCGCTTCTGTTAATCCGTTAGCCGATGTTGCAAATGTTTGTAAATTTGACCATTCTGATTCAGATAATGTATTTTTAATGGATTGAACATATTCAAAAGATTTACGTCGTATAGTAGCAGATGATTTAGCCATGTTACGTTCTACTAGACGTCGCTTAGACCGATTAGGAATGATTGATTTAATTTCTTGCTCTACCAATCGTTTAATACTAGATGTTAGAACTACGCGCAAATATCGTTCATCA